GGTTAAAATCAGTTGAACAAACATCATTTTTGAAACGTGATCAACATTTGTTCGTTGGTGGGATTGAAATAGAATTGGGATTCCATGGTGACCAAGGTAACAACGGTGCCAGAGGTAGTATTACCTCATTTGCTAAGATTGGCCCTAAGTCTATTATCGGACACTCGCACTCACCGGGGATTCTTGAGGGTGTTTATCAGGTTGGTGTATCTGCACGACTTGACCTTGAGTATACAAGCGGCCCATCTTCATGGATGCACACACACTGTATCATTTACCCTAATGGATCACGGGCGTTGATAAATGTCATTGGTGGTGAATGGAGAGCGAGTTACTATGACAACGAGTATGCAGTCGCCGCCTGAGTTTCAACATGAACCGGGGTTGTTTGCATTCCTGCAATATCAATGCACACTAGCTGATGCCCCGGCTTTAGGTTACGACGTTCATAAAGATGAACAACAATTTCTTGAAGCTGTTGAATATGATGATGATACTAAAGCATGTGTAAGGAAGGCTGCTAGGCGTTCTGGTGGCACAACATTGTTCTGTGCTATGGCTTGGCACTATCATTTGATGGGTTACCGAGTAGCGGTATCAACACACAACCACGCGATGCTTGAGTATCTTAGACGAACTCTTAAAGACGTTCATGTGATAGGGTTCAAACCTGAGACCCATAATTCTAAAAATAGAATATACCTTACCACTAATGATGGACAGAGCCGAGCACCGAATGATATCCATCTGTTAGTTGCTGGAAATCAAGGAGATTTTCGTAGAGTATTCCAAGCAGAGCACCATGATTACGTTTTTATGGATAATGTGAGCGCCAATAATGAACATGATGCTATACAAGCTGTAATGGTAAACACATCACGAAAAGTGGTAGTTAACGTAACACCTTAATTTTAATCTCATAAATACTTTAGTTAATGATTAAAAGACTAAAGTATGAAAGCTGGTAATCCCTATTTAAAGAAGGCTCATGAGTCAACAGAGATGACTTACGAGCAGATTGAGGAGCTGAAAAAGTGCTTGCTTGATCCTGTGTATTTCATCAAGAAGTATGTGTATGTCCTGCACCCTAAGCATGGTCGTATCAGATTTGACCTATACGATTTCCAAGAAGAGTTAGTAGGTGCTTACCAGAAGAACCGCTACAACATTGTACTTTCAGCCAGACAAACTGGTAAAACTGAAACATCATGTGCCTACATGCTATGGTATGCCATCTTCAATTCAGACAAAACCATCTTGGTTGTGTCAAAGGATTCTGAAGCAGCGATGGAAATCATTAAAAAGATTCAGGATGCTTATGAAGACCTTCCTATGTGGTTGAAGCCGGGTATCCAAGATGATAACTGGAATAAGCACACCGCAGCATTCGACAACAAGTCACGTATCATTGCACGTTCAACAACTGAAACTGCTGGTCGTGGTCTTGCTATATCTCTATTGTACTGTGACGAGCTTGCGTTTGTTAAGCCACATATTCAACAGAAGTTCTGGAACTCAGTATTCCCTACGTTATCAACAGGTGGTGGATGTATAATATCTTCTACACCCAACGGTGACACAAATCTATTCGCAAAGCTATGGCGTGGTGCAGAGGTAGAAGAGTCTAAAGTAATTGGACCAAATGGGTTCTATGCAACACGAGTGTATTGGGATCAGCCACCGGGACGTGACCAGAAATATAAAGACGAAACGATTGCAACCCTTGGTGAACATACATGGATGCAGGAATATGAGTGTGAATTCATATCATCTGACAATGCGTTGTTTGACACTCGTATTATTAAGGCTCAGCAGGAACGATATAAGAATATGAAGCCTGCATTCAGCATGAATGGTGAGCAAGAATTCTACAAACCCATATCACAGGATATGGTATACATTGTGGGGGTAGACCCGGCAACGGGTAGTGGTCACGATTTCTCTGTTATTCAGGTGTTCGAATTCCCTTCAATGATACAGGTGATGGAATACAGAGAGAACACTGTGAGTGAAGTCGTATTGTATTCACATCTCAAGAAGGTAATCAAGTTCCTTGAGAAGTACTCTAATGACGTGTATTTCAGTGTTGAATCAAATGGTGTTGGTAGAGCGTTGATTGCTCTGTACATGCAAGATGATTCACCACCTATGTTCTCACATTTTATGAGTGAGCCGGGTAAGAACAAGCTTGGTTACACCACTACTAATGCATCTAAGCGTGATTGTGCAATTAGATTTAAGAACATGTTTGAGCGTCAGGACATGACGATTTTATCAACTGCTACATACACTGAGATGAAGAGTTATATCCGTAAGGGTGATGGGTTTGAGGCTCAGACAGGGGCGACAGACGACTGTATATCGGCTATATACATTATATTACGTATGCTTGATGAGATAGCTATGTATGACCCAAGAGCTTATGACAAGCTCTACAGGTTCTCTGATCAGGCTCGTGGAGATGAATGGTATACTGAAAATGGTACTGGGAATGGTAGTGAAAAATATACTGATGATATGCCACTACCCGGAGGTGTGTTTTGACAAATTTAGATCGTACCGGCATAAATAGGGTATGGAATTAAAAAACTTTATATCTGAATCATTTTTGGTTGAATCTTCTCTGGCTTTGCTATATAATAACACAGTCCAGAACTTTGATACTGATAGACAGGCTGGCTCTGGTAGAGTACAGGTTGTTGATAAGATATTTGTTGCATCTCCCAATCAGGGAATCGTGATGGTGAAAGCCAAAACACGGTCAAGTGCGAAGCAGTATGAGACTCGTATGGCTTTTGAAGACATCGAGTATCAGCAGGGTGAGGAAGACGAGGGTGGTAACACCACAAGCTTTCAATCCCAAGATGGTCAGGAATATGTAATTGTTCCCGCTGAGTATAACAACTCAGAGGTTAGAGTCAGTTGCAGTTGTCTTGACTTTTACTATCGTTTTGCTGTCTGGAACAGTAAGGATAGTAGCTTACTAGGGAACCCTCCTCCACCTTACGTGCGTAAGACGGATGGTGGAAAACCAAGGAACCCTAATCAGGTTCCGGGTATGTGTAAGCATTTAATGGCATTGAGTGATGATTTAAAACAAGCAAGGATTGTTGTTTAAATTAAAATAAAGTGTTGTTAATTATAAGGGGACGAGTAAAATACGCAAGTATTGAAACTCTGAAACTTATATTAGAGTGAAATAAGAACCTAAAAAGTAAAATAGTAAAATAAGAAAATAAGAACATAAGAACATTAGAACAATAAGAACTATAGGAGAATATAGAAATGGCTAAACGTTCAATAAAGGCACTACAATCCCGTATTGATAGTGAAAATAGTAAGAGAGATGGTGGAATAAGTTCAACCGGACAGTTCTACCCACACTGGAAACTTCCAAAAGACGGCGTAACAAAAGCTCGATTTATCGAAGACCCAGATCAAGATAACGACCTAATCTTCTACATAGAATTCAAAGAACACGTCCTGAATATTGGTGACGAAATTGTGCGTGTTCCATGTCTGAAGAATGGTAACATCAAAACACCTTGCCCAATCTGTGAGTTGTCTAAGAAGTATTACGACGCTGACGACAAAGAAAAGGGTAAGTATTACTACCGTGACCTGTACTTGTTACTGCGTGGTATTGTTACAAAAGATGGCCTTGAATACAATGAAGACGACAAACCAGCAACTGGTATGACGAAAGTGTTCAAATTCAGTTATCAGTTGTCAACCGCTCTAAAAGCATCCCTTGGTCAGTTTGAAGAAGACGACGAACCATGGAGTCTTGAAGATGGTTACGACTTCCAGATTGTTAAGACAATTAATAAAACGCCACAGGGTGATCAAGCTAAGTATGACGCTGGTTCAACATTCGTTCGTAAGCCTTCGGCTATCGAAGACGAATGGAAAGAAAATGTTCCAGACGAGCCTCTGTCAGCATTGATTCCTGAAATCCCTTCCTACGATGAAGCGGTTGAAACTCTTCACATACATCTGAAATCATTAAGTGGTGACCTTGGGTCATCTGATGACGATGACAAGAAAGAGACCGATAGCGATGTTGAAGCAAAGATTGCTAGGCAACGTGCTAAGAAGCGTGAAGCTAAGGAAGCTGAAGCTAAGGAAG